AAGAAAATCCGTAATAGACTGTTCCAGCGTAGACGGATTGCCGTTGAGATCGTTGATGTAGTCTTTCGCATAGCGTGCCTCAGCATTGCCTTCATGGTCATCATCAAACCTGCCATACATGCGCTCAAAGTACGAAATAGCTTTTGGCTTGAACTCCGTCTCCATCGCCACATAGCGGCTTGCGCTGTGGAAATAGTGATTGAGCACCCAGCCTAAATCCGTCTCATACCCTTCTGCGCCCGTACGGTGCAAGGCATTACCGAAGAAGCGGTGACGGCCTTTCAGCCGGACGTTGCCGCTCAGCATATCCTTTGCCTCGTCAAGGGACATATCGTTATGCTGTGAGAGGTTGCGCTGCAAGCTGTAGTAATCCATATCGCCCATGACCGGTGCATAGTCCGTGTCACTCATGCCAAGGGAATTGAAGTCGAACGTCTTAGGAACAATGTGGATGGTCTCCCCATCGGCCAGCTCGTTATGCTTCTTCCACTCCTCAGCCTGCATGACGGCCTCACGCTGGTTGCGTCCGCTTCCGATCAGGCGGTAGTCACCATTCTTGTCCACGACACGAATAAAGTAATCATGGAAGAAATGCGGGATATAGCCTTTCAGCTTGCTCATGTCAGCGGGGCCTTCCAGCACTTCGACATCCTGCAGCGGATTGCCGTCTGCGTCACGCACGACCTTTCCGTTGATATCCTTGCTCAGGCGTGTATTCATGATCTGAATCCCGCCGTCCTGCTCGAACCGCTGGATCATGTCAGCCGTGCAATGCTTGTAGCCGCGCGGGTAGCACCGATAGGCGATATAGGAAACCGTGTAGACGTGCTGCCCGTCCTTGTAGCCCTTGTCCGTGACGGCCTGCATCTTCACAAACTTGTTGTTCTGCAACTCGTCCAGTTCGGCCTGCGTGACGGTAGCAGACTTAGGCACGCCACCACGGCGCGCCTCATTGACCATATGATAGGCCTTGTTCATCAACCGCCGCACGCGCTTGTACGCCTCGGCTACGTTGTCGTTATAGCCCATGTCGTGAAGCTCCTGTGTGCTCCACTCCTTGCTTTCCGCATCGCCACGCAAGAGCAGATCGAAGAGATCCGCCTTGTCGTCCTTGTCCTTGACCAGCTTGTAAACACCGTTCATCTTGCGGTCAAAGTCATTCCGCAGGTCAACGACTTTCTGCTGTGCCCGCACGCCCATCTGATAGAGTACACGGAACCGTGGCACCTTAGAAGCGATGCGGGAAGGAGACCAGATATGATCAAAGAAGCCGATGCCACTACTCGGCTTATCGTCTTCCTCAATCATGATCTTGTCGCCCTTGAGGTGCCAACCCTTAGCCAGCTTATCAGCCGCCCGCTTGACGAAAGATTTTCCGCGTTCCTCTGTCTCAACAGGGGAGATAGAATAACGGATGTCTGCTTTCTGCGGGTTGAACCGATCGGAAAGCGGGATCACGTTACCCGTATCATCGTAGGTGATCGGTGCCAGCGTTTTCCGCGCGGCGTCGTTCTGTTCGCCTGTATAGCCAAGGTCTGCAAGGCTCATTTCGCCCTGCTCCCATGCCTGCGCTTCCATCTTGTTCTGTTTTAGGATCCTGTCACATTCCTCCTGTGAAAGTGCCCGGTTGATTTTCAGGCTGCCGGAAATTGCCCACGCGCCCAGCTCAGGGTGTGCCTGCGTGAGTGGATTCGTCGCATAGTAGTAATAGCCGTTCTCCGGCATGTACTGCAAATCGGCGTTCTTCGGGTTCGGCTTGCCGGACTTCGTGAACGCCTTAGCCTGCGAACGTGCCTCATGCGTGTAGTCGGTATCTGCCGCCAGTTCACATTCAAACACAACCTGATTCGAGCGGTGAACCATGCCATACGGCTTGCTTGCATCCTTTTTGCCGCCCTGTGGGAAGAACGGCAGCGTACCTGCGTGCCAACCGGGGCGATAGGCGAGAGCTGTAATGCTCTTGGCCTTGCTGCCCTCCGGCAGGAAACCACGCTCGATAAGCTCCTGACGCACTTCCTCGCTAGGAATGACAACACTTTTACCCGTCTTGCCGCCCTTGGTATAAGGGTTCTGTGTGCTAGGCACATAGCATTTGCCGTTCGCCGCCTTGAAGTGGTAAGCAGGCTGTGCGTCCAGCCATACGCCCTGCGGGAGTTTTTCCGTACCGCCGATAAAGAGCGCCGTTGGCGAGCCGTCGGGGGCAACGGTGAACACCTTATAGACTTTGATAGTCTGTTTGGGTGCCGCGCCCGTGCGGGTGACATAGGCCACGGTCTGCTCGGGTACTGCATTATGGAAGCCTGCCGCCTCTGCCGCATCGTGAACCATCGTGCGCAACTCGTCAAGTGCCTGCTCACGCTCCGCATCCGTTTTCGCATTTTGGTAGCGGTCAACGGTCTGCATATAGCGTTCATTTTCTGCACTAGAAAAGCCGTCCTGATTATCAGAACGGCTTATGCTGTGGTGTACGTGGTCTTCTTCGCTATAGGCTTTGTCGCGAATGGACTCAAACCTATCACGAATTATGCGTACTTCATTGTTCGTTGCTGGATGTAAGGCCTTGTTGCGTCCGTTGCTACCTTCTGAATATTTTCTTCGGGTACGTGCGGAAACAGCTTTCTCAGCCCCTCCGCGTATTCCTTGGGGTCTTCCGATAGAAGCGTTTTGAACATCAATTCTTGCCTTGACTCGTTCGTCATTGTCGAAACACCTCCTAGCATATTCGTGAGAGAGCGCCAGTATATCCTTTAGTTCTTCAACGCCCTTATCAAATTTATCATTTGCAAGATAACCCTCATTGTGGAAAGTTGCGCGTAAAGAACTTAGCAACGGCATCTCATCACGGATTGTCTCTGCGCTATAAGCCGTAATATCTTCTAGATGTTCGCCGATATACGACTTAACTTTGTCAGCCAAATACTCCCGGTGTTTTTGTGGAATACGTTTGGCATAAAAATCATCTATCCAACTATCCTCATTATCACCTTTACTTTCGCCATTGTCAACGCCTTTTCCTGCCGCTTCGGCACGGCTAAACAGGCTAAATCCGCGAGAAGGTCTCTCTTGCTCGCTGTAGCCCCATTTTTTGCCGCTTGCCAAATCCTCGAAGACCTGCCGCGCGTAGAGGTTAGCCTCGATGGCCTCGCCGATAACAGGCAGGTGGGAGGCCAGTCGCTCGAAGAAGTCACGGATTTTACCCATCAGCTTGCCGAATGCATGATACTTGCCAACCGCATGCTTCTCCATGTAGTCGCGGTAAGCGTCAGCAATCTTTTCCTCGGTGCCATACTTGCGGAAAAGCGCGCGCCGCTCCGTTGGGTTGAGCACCATCTGCATGGCTACATGCATAGCCTCATGATAGGCCGTGCCCACTTCGCCACGCTTGGAGAGGTCAATGATGGCCTGCCCATTAATGACGTACTCGGAACCGTTGACCTTGATGGCAACGTCCGGTGCATAGCCGTGGTCGGCGCGCGCCCTTGCCGCCTCCCTGCCAGTCAGCTCCATGTCATCATGTAGACTGACCTCTACGTGTAAGCCGTTGGGCATCGTGAAGGCAATGTGGTCGCCGTCATCCCTGACGTTCCTCGCGTGCGGGAAGGCCAGCATGATCTCATGCTTGAGCTCCGCCGCACTGCGGGTAATCTCACGTTGTGCTTTGCCAATGCTTAACTTACGCAGGAGGCTAATTGCCTTGACGTCGAACACAACGTAACACTCGCCGTCAGCCTTGCCGTCATACTTAATACCCTTGATACCGACTTCATTAAGCGCCATAGACGCCTCTTTAGCGGAACCATACTTGCGCGTTAAGCGACGGTAAATTATGCCACCTTCCAGCTTACTGTCAGGCGAAATGCCAAGTTTTGCAAGTGCTTCACGCACTTTAGGCGGCTGGTCCGCAACGCTTGCCTGCTCGTCAAGCATGACATTTTCATCCGGTATTTTCGCCTCTGCCAACATGCCAGCTTCACGTTCTTTATCAAACGCAATTTCTTGGTTATTGAGCACGTCCAGCCCGCCGTTGGCCATTTTAATATCCATACCGTTAGGCGACGCTTTAGCGCGCACGCGTTCAAGGAAAGCGCGTACCTTGCCTAAGTCTTTGCCTTTACGGAAAGCCAGGTCAATGAGCGCGCGCAACGGACGTGATTTCACCTGCTCGCCTGTTGCGTTGTCCACAATGTCACTCTGCCCATAATAAGTATAGGCTTTATCGCCGATGAAAATTACATTGTCGTTGCCTACGGTCGCACCGTGAATAAGCCGCTCACGGTAGTTTTGTGATACGTCCTTATCCTTGGCAAAATACATGCCCCAGCCATGAGAGGCAAGCCCCTCGCCAGTACCAACATAGCCTGCATCGAACTGGTCGAATACGTGTTGTGTACCATGGTAGACAATGCTGTACTTCTTGGCATGGTGCTCCTGCAGGTAGGCAGCTGCAGCCTTGGCGAAGGCGTCCCTGCCTTCCGTGGTATGGAACAGGAACTGTTTCGCCACGCGGCTCCAGTAACCATGATTTGCCTTGGCGATGTCCCTGATGGCCTTATAGGCATCACGGTCAACATTATAGGCAATCTTGGCCGCTGGCATCTCTTCGCCATTGTCCGTGCGGGTAAAAGTGCTCGTCTGGATATGTTCATTGGCGTTTGCCTGGACGTTTTTATCCTGTGGCTCGGCCTGCGTTTCAGTCTGTGCCGCATCTTGTTTAATCTGTGTGCTACCAGCTTCTCTAGTCTCGCTTGTATCCTGCACCGCGAACTGATCTTTATGCTCGTCTACATAGCGATTGGCCTCGTCCATGAATTTCTTACGGGCATCTGCCGTGTCGAATACAAAGCACTCGCGCCTGTTGTCATAATAGCCACCGTTGAATCTGGCCGCCTTGATGATAGGCAGACTCTTAGCTATGCGCTCGCTATCCGTGTGCGCCTCAAAAGCCTTGCTCGCACGGTTATTCTTCTCCGTGGTGAAGTTCTGCACGCGGTCTGCACCGATGCGCGGCGGCATGCTGTAGTTCTCCATCAGGTCGAACAGCTCGTTGATATCCTTGACGTTGCTGAAATCAGCCTCACCGCGCGCATTGGCTTCCGCCTTTTCGCGGTCGCCCTTGTCGGCGTACTTGTCAATGACAAGAATCTTCGTGTGTACGGTCGTACCAGCGCGCTCGAACATGACGCCCGGCATGCGGACGGATGCAACGAGCACAGCGTCCATTGGTGGTTTCGCGCCCTTGATGGGCTCGCCCTGCTTGTTCTCACCGTAGAACCATTTATTGAAGTGCGCCTCGCAGGAGGGGCCGTCCGGGATGATGGCAATCATGCGGCCACCATCGGCCAAGTGCTTATATGCCTTGGCAACGTGCTCGATGGCCGTCTTGCCGCCGTGTCCGAATGGCGGATTCATGGCGATACCCTCGAATTTGTTGTGGATATCGAATTCCATGAAATCACCGTCGAAGAGCTTTGCATTCGGCGTTACCATCTGCGCCTCAGGTGCCAGCTTGCCGGACGGCTCCACTACCGTATTGATGGCATTGTCGCTGCTCCAGCGGGAAATAGCACCATGGCCAGCCGACGGTTCGAGGAAGCGGTCACCGATTTTCTGCCCCAGCCACTGCAACATCTTCATCCCGATAGGCTCAGGCGTAGCAAAATAATCCATGCCCTCGGCGGACTTGTTGCTGCTCGTCTTTTTGCCGCGCGCGTAGTAGAAAGCCTTGGCACGGTCCCAGTCGGATAGGTCGCCGCCGACAGTGCGGTCCATTTCCTTACCGCCGGTTCCCTCGTCCTTTGCTCCCGGCAGGCGGCGCTTCCAGTCATCGCTCAGAATCTCTGTATAGAGCGTCGTAAACGAATCACGCAGGCCTCGCGCCTTGTTGCCAAGGGCAAGGTTCTCCACGGTCTCAGCACGGCCGCCAATGGTCGAAGCAAAGAGCTGCTTCTCCATATTCGTTCCCGTAGCCAGGTAGCGGAATACCGCGTTGGACTGGTTGCCTACGCGGTAAATGCGGCCTTCTATCTGCATGGCGTAGGACGGGCGCTCCGGCATGGCAATGTTGATGAGCACGCGCTGGTGCTTGCCCGTCGTATCATGCAAAGAAATGCCCGCGTTGCCCGCATCCTGCTGCACGATGATGATGTTCTTGCCGCTGTTGTCGTCATTGAACTGTTCAACAGCGGTCTTGCGGCTCTTCTTGTGCTCTGCACTGCCGTCGATGTAAAGCGCATCGTCACCAAAGGCCTTGGCGAATGTCTCCATCGGCGAAGGCTGCGTACCAAGATTGATATTGACGAGCTCCGAGTGTTCTGCGGCAAACCGTCTGTACTCCGGCAAGGCCTTGTTATATTCTTCCTGCGTGAGGTGTGCACCTTTGATGTCAAATGGGCGAACATTACCATGCTCCACCATGGACTGATGGAAGATAACCACCTTGCGCCCCATCTTCACATACTGACGTGCGAGCTTGACAGCCTCGCCTGCCTTGATGGATTCCAGCAGGTAGCGCTGTGCACGGCGGTCGAACTTCTTGCGCAGGGCCTCATACAGGTTGCTGTAGTGCTTGTCGTTGCGCAGGATTTCAAAACCTTCGTCAATCGTCTTGCCAATGCCCTGCCCTACGAGGATAAAGCCACGGTCATAGTCTTTGTCTACTTCCAGTTGGCGGCCACGAATGACGCCCGCCTTGGCCATATCGTCGTGGAACTGTACCTCCATGGCGCGGTTGTCCACCTTGCCGTCTGGCCGCGTGAGCTTGTTGTAACGCATGCGATAGCCGAAGTGCTGCATCATGAACTTGTCACGGCCGTTGCCCTGATTGTAGCCAGCAAACTTGCCCTTGTCGCTCTCGTAGTTCCAAAGGTAGCCCTCGCCATAGTCCACATCCTTGTCGTAGGCAAAAGGCGTAGCCGACAGGAAGACGACACGCGGCTTTTCCTGCTGTGGCATCTTCTCCCATTTTTCGAGCACGTCCGCATGAGCCTTGCGCAGCTTATTCAGCTCCGTGTAATAGTCTGCCTCCAAGTTCCTGATATGCTCGTCGAGACTGTTTAACGCATCCTTGTTCTTTGCCTTGACCAGTACCTTGCGCTGCATCTGTGCCTGCCTGATTTTATCAACCAGCGCCTCCATTTTCTTGGTGCGGTACTTGAGCTCCAGGCGGCGGCCCAGACCGCGCGCATGAGCGGTGACGGCGCGCAGCATCTTCAGGATACCCGTCTCCGTGCCGCTGGCATTGTTCAGGATATTGTGCGACTCGTCGGCGATGACAGCATCCCAGTTGCGGTCCTTGACCAGTGCCGCGTTCTGTTGGAAGTTGGCATAGGTCGTAACACATACCTGACCTTCCCTGCCTGCATCCGTCGTACTTTCGAGCACGTGAATATCCACGCCGAAGAACTTCTTCGCCGTGTTGACCCAGCTCTTATTGATTTCTGCCGTTGGGGAAATGATGAGGATATTCTTGCGGCCGCTGTTGATCATGCGCTTCACGAGGCCAAGGCCCGTAAAGGTCTTGCCCGTGCCGGTACCATTGGTGAACAGCACACCCTCGCCGCCCTTCTCACCGAAGAGGCGATCCTCACCGAACTTGACATCCTCGGCCTGCGCGTCCTGCAAACAAGGCAGGTCGTTCTTGATTTGGTCAAGATCGCCTGCCTTGAATTTGCCGCTGTTCTGTTTTGCTGGCTTTGCCGCCTTTACTTTTTCAGCGGCTGCATGGACTTGTCTGTCTTGAGCAGATGTAATATCTGCTGCTTTTCTGCCGTCGTCAATCCGGGCACTTCCATCGTAGCCAGCTCTAACGCCTCCTGATAACTCAGGACCTCCGGCGCTACCGGTTCGATTCTCGGATTCCTCTTTCTGTACTCCGCGATGGCCAGTCTCTCCGCCAGCAGAGGTGCCACGGTCTCGAACGCCAGCGCCACCTCGTGGCCCACTTTTGGCTCCAGCCTGCTGTACACCTTCCTGCTCGTTTCCTGTGCGGGGTCCTCGGCCTGCATCAGTTTGCCCCACTCGGTTTTGATCGTCCCCTTCGCCAGCTCGTTCAGCCAGCTTGCCGGTGCTGTCATCAGCATTTTTTGTCTCTCCTTTCGTCAGTTCTTCCATATTGGTCGGATGCATGTACTCATTGATGGCGGCATCCGCAGCGCGCAGATACCCTTCAATGTTCTGGTATGCTTCCTTGCCATAAGTATTGGTGAATTCCTTGGCTATGGCATTGAAGTCCGTCACGCCATTCTCGTGAAGCGTGCCGCAATAGCGCACGGCGGCTGCATAGCCTTTGGCGTTGAACTCGCGGTCCGTCGGGGCATTGTTGATACCCTTCCAGATAGACTGTACCCATGGCTTGATATCGTCGCCCACGACCTTGAGCAGGTGTGCCGCCCATGGCTCGAATTTCTTGAAACCAAGACGTACCAGTTTTACGCCGATCTGCGCACCCAGCGTATAGATTTTGGGATTGAACATGGGATTTGCATTGACCTTTTTCAGCTCGTCCTGCAGCTGCTTGCTAAGGTCTGCAATCTCTTTCTCCAACTGCTCTTTCTCGGAGACCTTCGCCTCTTCAAAGAGCTTGTTGTTGGTATCAATCGCCTTTTTAAAGTCGCCCTGTGGGGTCTTGTCCACGCGCTTCAGGCCGAACGCCGCTTCTAGGTCGCTCATGGCATCCTCTTTGCTGCCAAATACGCTTTGTTTCTCCGGCTGCTCATCCGGCTTTACTGCTGCGTCTGACTCTCCTCCTCGTCCATCCAGTCGTAGATTTTCGGATTTACCGGCCTGTGCCCTTTCTCCACCAGCCTCAGATACTTTCTCCTGACGTCCGGTGACAGGTTTGCTGCCGTTTTCTCGTTCCTCCTCATGTGATACGCTAGAGGTAGGAGAAGGCTCGTCAGCGCCAGTTGCGCCGACCTGCTGACCCTGTTGGGGCGAGCCTTTTAAGCCTGCGGAAGAAGCATTGTCGGCGTGCCTCGTTGAATCCGCAGGCTTTTCTAGTGCCTCCAATGTATCGTCCCGATTTGGGGCAGACTGCCCCCTACCCCCATTATCGGCCTCATTCAAGAAGGCTGCGCGATCATCCTCGTTATGGAAGTTGAAGCCGCCTAAACGCTTGTTCCACGTACCATTATGTGCTGTGGCCTTCTTCTTGAGGTCGGCCACGGTGGGCTCGCCCTCCTTGAGCTTGCGGACAATTTTCGCGGCATACATCTGCTGGCCTTTGTTCTTGCCCGTCTTTGGCGTGTACTCGCTCGTCTCGAAGATCGGATTCGCCTTAGCCTGTGCATCGGCTACCTGCTGTGCCTTGTTGGCAATGGCCTGCTGCTCACGCGCCGCATCCTCCTGCGGTACCTGCATAGGCTTCTCTGCCTGCTGCTTGACAGGCGCGGCTTTAGGCTCCTGCGGTGCCTCATACGGCTTGACTTCCTGTGCGCCCGTCTGCTGGCCTTTAGGCGTAGGTGCATTAGTCTGTACCTGCGGTGCGTTCGGTGCGGCCTGTACGGGCTCCTGCGCGTTCTGCGGGGCGACCGGCTCGATAGGCTGGCTCTGTTGCTCGGACGCCTTGGGGAGGGCCTCCTCATGTTTCGCCGGTTCCTCCTGCCCCTGTGCTGTTTCTGGAACAGGGATATCGCTGTTCACATCAGCGGGTGCTTCCTGCTGTGCCTGCATCGCCTGTGAGAACTTGGAGATAGCCGGGCTGCCGAAATGGGCAACCGCTGCGAGACGATTTTCCGGTGTATCGATGAAGTGCCCGGTCTTGTCCAGTACGCCAGTCAGGAAATTCACATCACTGCGCGTATTCGCCGTCTGCGCCATGTTCTCGACAAAGGCAGGGATATCATCGACGCGGAACGTATTTGCCACCTGCGTGTTTACCTGCGATGCAGGCTGCGCCTGTGCATTGGTCTGCTGGCCAGTCTGTGCACCCGTCTGCTGCATCTGCAAGAACTGCGTAGCGATAGGCGAGCCTTTGAAGTACTGCTGTACCTTGGATTGGTTCTCCGGCGTGTTGTGGAACCTGCCATTGCTATCCAGCATTCCCTGCACAAAGGAGATGTCCTCCGGCGTATGACTTGCATTGTTAACGAACGAGACAAAGGCCGGAATATCGGCAGTGGAAAGCGTGCCAGTCACCTGCGGCGTAGGGGTGCCCTGTGCCGTGCGCTGCGTCGCCTGTGGCGCGGCCTGCACATTGACCTGCACGTTGCCTTTCGCCTTGCTGCCATGTGCCTGTGCTTTAGGAGCACGCAAGGCCAGCAAATCCTTTGCCTGATCCAGCGTCATGGAACCGGCATCCATGATCTCCTTTGGTACATACTGTGCAAGGTTATCCTCGACATAGCGACGCACGAACTGCTGGAACGCTTCGTTGCTTGCCATGGCCGCGCGAATCTCCGCCGTGTTGCGGAAAATCGGCTTGCCGTTCTCGTCGGTAAAGATATTCGGAGCGAAGAGCCGGGACATGGCCTCATCCTTCTGCACCTGCCCGAGATCATCAAAGATTTTCTTTACCTGCTCGTCGTTCGTATCAGCGAAGTCAAGTAGCTTGTTAGACAGCATATTGGCGAAGTTTTGCAGAGATACGTTCTGCTGGCTACTCGTCTGTTTCGGTACATTGCTAATGTCGCCAGCTTCGCCCAAAACCTTTTGAGCATATGCCTTGGTTTCGCCACTGCCGACATTCCCTCTGCCACCATTATAGGCTTCAAGAGCCTGACTCCAGTTACCAAAGTGGTCATATTCCTGCTTCAGGTACCGTGCTGCACCGTCAATGGCCTGCTGCGGATTATATGGGTCAATACCGAACGATTCCGCCGTACTTGGCATAAACTGAGCAATACCAACTGCACCAGCAGGAGATTTTGCATTAGGATTGTAACCGGATTCCACGTCGAGCAACGCAGAAATCAGATTTGCGGGAACGCCGTTTTTCGCCGCTGCCTGTTCAATCCAAGCATCATATTGCTGATTGCCGCTAGACTTAGTAAGCGTGCCGCCCATGGCAGCCTCCGCATTGCCAGCATTGTTCTGTGCACTCTGCTTTGCCTCGCCGCCTTCATGATCGGAGAAATGAATGTGGCCGCCCGTAGCGTGCGGGGACGGATGTGCATATTCGTCAAGCGGTACAAGACCGAGTTCCTGCCCTTTCTGAATGAGGAATTCACGCTCGCCGTTCTGATTGCTGGAGACACCGCCACCGGAAACATCGAACGCCTGCCCGCTGTTGTGCCAGGAATCGTTAGGATTACCCTCACGTCGCATGCTGGTAACTTGCAGATTCTCACCGAATTTGTCCTTATAGGCATGTGCCAGTGCATTGAGCTTCTGCTCCGTGCCGCCGACAAGATTCGGATTGCTGACCTCGCTCGTGATGGTATAGGCTTTGTCGCTATACGTCGGCATGCTACCGTTGCTGTTAGTCTGCGCCTGTTGCGTATTCACCTGCGGCATATTGACAGACGGGGCCTCGATGTTGTACTGCTGCGTCTGCTGGTTGAACCAATCAATAGCCTCCTGCGGATCCATTTCCGTGACATCCCTGCCGTCAGCCGTGGGAACGCTCATATCTTTGGCGATAGCACGAATGCTATCCGCATCGTTCTGCATCTGCTGGATTTTCTGTTCGCGTTCTGCCTCGTTAGCAGCTTCCCTAGCCATGGCGCGACTGTTACGCACACCGCCGCGCACGCCCCACATAGCCGTAGGGAGTGCGCCGATAGCGGCAAGGCGTCCGGCCTCCAGCTCATCTTCAGTAGGATTGAACCACGTGCCATAGGGTTTACCTGAGTACTTATTCTGCACGCGCTGCTGTGCCATTTCCTGAATGCCTTCGCTTGCCATTTCCATAGGCACATTGAGAGCATTTGCAGCCAAGGCACGTTTGAATCCGCCCTGCCCAAGCCTGCTAAAGGTCTTGCCGCCAAGGGTTGCGCCAAATACGCCGGACGTTACCATGTCAAGGGGCAACTCCTCCTTGATCATGTCGTTCATTTTGCCGAGGATTTCCGAATCCGAGAGGCCTTGCTCCTTGAGGTCGGAGTAGATTCCGCCTGCATTGCTTGCCGCTTCCATGGGTGCCATCTTCAAGGCGTAATTGCCTACATCGTTGGCAACGCCCATCAGCCAGCTAGGCTTTGTGACAGGATTTCCTGCCTCATCGACAACGCCCTTGAGGACCTTGGAATCAATAGCACTGGCCACACGTTTTGCACCGACTTTACCGAGGACACTTGCCAGCAGCCCAACGCCACGTGCCGGTAACGATACTTCTGGCAGGACTGCCGTCTCAGCCATAAATGGGATAGAGCTGCCCAGTCCATTAGCTACATCCGCCATCATACCACCGCTATCGTACCAATAGCCGGGATTGGTCAAACGGTCTCCCAGTGACATGCCATCCCATGCATGGTTTTTATAATGTGCATTCCAGTCTTCTCCGACATTTTGCAAGTATTCGCCATTGTTAAGTAAGAAATTTCCTACGCCAGCCTGCCGCAACACTTGGTCAATAGACGGCTCGTCCTCATAGTCGTGTGCCCCGTTGATAAGCGACCCAAGGTAACTTAATTGCCCACCAATTGCAGCAGCGCCACCACCGGCGAGCTGTGCTGCTAATCTGACGAATGGGTTTGTTGAGTACCCACCTGCATCGTTGCTAGAATAGCTATCAGCGCTGTCGTCGGGATCACCGACGGCATTCATTATATTCCGTTCCCATCGCTCCATAGACGCTCACTCCTTTTAGAGGCCATAGTCTCCCCAATTTGTTCCAGCTAAAATGTCATCCGCCATATCACCATACTTTGAATGGGCATAATCTTCCAGCTGTTCCCTAGAATAGTGGCGGTCACCATTTGCCATACGTTTAGCATTACCCTCTAGTACGTCCGTCCAATCAGACTGGTCGTAATTGTAATCATCATTATCATGCTTTATCCCGGAGGCTGCGTCCAACGTGTTCTGTGCACTAGGCAAATAATTCTCCCATGGATTAGGCTCTCCAGGATGTTTATCCGCATATTCATTATAGTTTTTGATGATGCTCATCGCGTTTGAAGTAGATTGTCCCGAGCCGCTTCCACGACTCCCACCGCCTGAACGGCTCCCGCCGCCACCAGCTCGCGCCGATGCTAACGACGCCGCAGCTGCTTTCTTTGCCTCGGCATTCGTCTGTGCAATACGTTCAGCGCTTGTGGTCTGTGCCTTAATGCCTGCAAGAGAATAGTCTCCCTGCGTATGCAGGAGCATATTCTTGACTGCGCCTTCTTTATCCATCTTGCCCAGCGCCTCTTTATATGCTTCAAGAACCGCGTCCATATTGCGATTAAACCTCCAGCGCTGGATCGGTGAAGCGTAGTTTTGCATGCCCATAGCCGCAGCCGTCGGCTGTTCGTCGTAGATGAGGTTAAGGATAGCCGCGCCGTTATCGTTCATTTCGCCCGTGTGCTGGTTCACACCGTACATGTAGTAGGCATTCGTGAGGTCACGCACGCGCTTGCTCTGGTACTGCCCTGCCCGCCTTGCGGCTTCATCGACGGCAGCGCGTTCGGATACACCGGCGTTACGCAAGGCATTGTACTCCTGCTCGAAGTATTCGTTGGAGGTCATGCCCTCCATGGCTTTGCTCACGCCCATGCGGTTGTCCATCTGAATGAGCGAGTACAGATCGTCGGCATTCATATCGCCGCTAATATCGTCAAGGCCGTAGCGCTTCATTGCCTTGCGAATACCTTCTGCTTTTGCATGTGCGGCCTGTTTGCCTGCATCATCCTGTGCCGCGGCCCATGCCTGTTTTGCCCCGTACAGGTCAGAGTATGCGCTTCTCTGCCCCCACGTCATCGGCTGGTCAGGCGCGATAGCATCATGGCTTGTCCCGCTGTATACCGGCCACGGCTGAACCGGCGCAGACTGTACGAGAGAGGGTGCCATGCCCGTCCCTGCCATCGAGGCCGCATAGGGGACGTTCTGAGCCTGCTGTGCTTCTCGTGCGGCCTGTCCAAGCTGTGCCGCATTGGACGCTACCTGTGCCGCCTGTGCCTGCGTTGCGTCCTGCTGGTTCGGCGTGGCTACTGGCTGCATGGCTACCTGTGGCGCAGGTGCCGAATCCTGCGCGGCCTGTGCGGCCACCTCCTCCGGCCTTGGTGTGGAGAGTAGTGCCGCCGCCTGCTGCAGGTCATAGCTATTCGGAACGGAGCCACGATAGAGAGCATCCCTGGCCTTAGCTAAATCCCTTGCAAAATCATATTTTGAATCTGCCATTTTCTGCACCTCCCATCAATACCCATACGGGTGCTTGTTCGGGTCAAGCAGACTGAACGCCGGTTGTGCATTGGCATTCATGGCTGGCTGGTCTGCCGGATACGAAACGTTGCCCGCATCAAACGTCGGCTGCCCCATACTCCCAACACTGACTGATTTGCCATCACTCAATGTAACCTGTGGCGGGACCGTAAAAGACATGGTATTAACGCCGTTAGGCGACTGATTGAGTGCCGCCCCTGCCGAGGCCACCTCCTGCATGGTAAGCGGCTTTTGCCGTGCCAATGGATTCCATTTCTGCATCAGCACATCCGTTCCATTTGGTGTGCCGAACTGGTATTTCTTGGAGTTCATCGCCTGAATCTTTGCCTGATCCGCCGCATCCTGCCTATGCTTGATACCACCGCCGATCAGCGCACCAAGGCCGTAGCCGATAGCCGCCTTCTCATTCATCATCGACGCCAGCATTGCCATCTGCAACATACGCTGAAAATCCGTTGCATCGTTCGCACCCTGATTCGCTACCTTTGGGTTGTTCTGAAATGCTCCTGCTCCGTATGCCATGTTGAAAACCTCCCTTACTCCGGCCAATCCTCGCCGCCCTGTGCGGTGAAGCCATCGGCAATATAGTTATTCTCGCCTGCCACATGCAGGTCATACACGCGCCGCTCGCCGCTGTAGACGATACTCTGCACCTTGCCAACGTTCTTCAGCTCCGTGCCGATCTTGAGATCGCCAGCAAGGACATAGGTGCCGTCCGGCTTCATGAGCGGCTGTGTGAGCGTGGTCGACGTATGCCCGTGCTGTGCGATGATGTTGTACACGTCGTTGTAGTGCGGCGGCATCGTTTCGATAACCTTCTCTGCCTTGCCGCTGTCTGTAAGCACTTCTTCGCCTTTCTCAATCCGCTGAATTTCCTTCTCCGTGCCGTCCGCCATCTTAACCATGGTGCCAGCAGGGAAGCAGAATAAGGAGTTGCCAAGGCCATAACTAATCCCACTGAACAGACCGCCAAACAGGCCGCCCATACCACCGCCACTAGTACTCTGTGTCTGCGTGCTGGTCGTGGTGCCCTTGCCCGCTGCCGACTGCAAGGCCGCAATATTGCCGCCGCTATTCAGGCCTAGTGACATCTGCCACAAATTCGATGCAGGCTGTTGTGCCGCCGCCTGCGCTGCCGCCGCCATCGAAATAGGCTGGCCTGCCGAATTGAGGATGTTTGACCAAAGGCCACTGTTCTGCGAGTTGCCATTGATCCGGTTTGACAGCTGCTGTTGCGTGATGCTCCCCGCCTGACCTAGTGCGGCATTGGTATTGGCAAGGCGCTGCTGTGCCGCCGTACTCCCGTACTGTGTTGCATCTGCCGTATTCTTATACTTCTGCTGGACAAGGTTGCTAGCCTGCCCGTTTACGGTATTTGTATTGCCAAACTGCTGCTGTGCGAGGTTTGCGATATTGCCTAGCATGCCGCTGGTGTTCCCAAACTGCTGCTGTGCGGCATTCGACTGCTGACTGATCGCATTCCCTGTATTACCCAGCTGTTGCTGTGCAATGTTCCCGCGCTGAGCGGCCTCATTCATGGTGTTCTGGTACTGTTGCTGAGCAAGATTGCCAGCCTGTGCGTTCAACGCGTTGGAATTCGCCAGTTGCTGTTGGGCGAGGTTATCCTGTTGGCCGATTGCGCTATTGGTATTGGCCAGTTTCTGTTGTGCGGCATTGGCCTGCTGGTTATACAGGTTATTCAGGCTGTTTGCTGTATTGGCCGTATTGCCGTACTGCTGTTGGGCAAGCTGTGCGCCCTGATTCGTCAGTCCGGCCACCTGATTGATATTCTGCTGGTACTGCTGTGCTACGGCATTGGCCGCGTTCTTTTGGATGTCGTTAAGCGCTCCCGTTGTTACGGAGGAATTCAGCACGCCACGGTTGCCCAAATTGGTAAGTGCCTTGCCCATCGTATTGGTGAGCGTGCTGGAAATGGCGTCCTGCATATTCTTTTGATACGCTGCCGGGAGGTTCCCATTAGCAAGGCTGGACAGCGTATTGCCAGCGCCCTGCAAGGCCGAATTCGCCGTGTTATTTGCGCTCGTATATGTACTGGCCAGATTTCCCGACTGGTTCGCAAAATTCGTGATGGCGTTATTAGCTTCCTTTGCGGCATCACCATATGCACCCGCCGAATTGCCAAGTATGCTGTTCGCCTTGTTCGTGCTTGCACTATAGTTGCCAAGAACGTTATTCAAACTGCCGTTTACCTTGTTCGTCGCTGCATTGTATGTGCTTGCTACATTGCCGAGGGTGCTATTTGTCCCCTGCACGGCCTCACTAAAGTTATTGGCATTATTGCCGATGGCCTGATTGACGGTTCCCAGTGCTTGCTGGTACCCGTTCATCGTATTACCAAGAGTGCGGTTCGCACCCTGCAAGGCCGAATTGTAATTGTTTAGGATACTGTTCAACGAACGATTCGCGTTGCCAGCCGCCGCGTTATACGTCCCCTCCATCCTGTTTATATCATTGTTTGCGCTGTTCGCCGCCCGCTGGTACTGGCCGGACAGCCCGCCGATGCTGTTGTTCGCCGCATTGACCGCAGCATTATTGCTACCGATAAGGCCATACATACCATTCATGGCGTTGCTCAGATTCCCCTGCGCCGCCTGATTCATCCCGTTATAGTCAACCTGCACGGTACCAAGGGAATCGCGCAATACGTTCATCGCGTAATTGTTGAGTGCCAAGGCATTCGGTGCTACGGCTTTTGCATAGTCACTCGCATTCTTCTGCATCGCAAGCTCATATTCCGTTGGTGTATACGTGCTTGTGTTGTTGACCGTGGTGCTACTGCCGCCTTTAAAATGACACAAGTGGAAATACCTCCGTCTGGTGCGCGACTCCGCTTTTCGATCATACAATTCTTCCATATGATCCATTGTGTCTCACTCCCTTCATATCTCCCATATCACACGATAGGCCACAACGCCGCAATCGTTGTACGTCCATGCGGGCACGGCTAAAATAGCCTTTCCCGTAGCCTTGTCCTCCGCATGATATATGAACAGCCCGTTTTTATCCTGCTCCCTAGAAAGAATCCGCGCATGAAAAAGCCGCATGTATGCCTTGATCTGCCCGCGGATATCATAGGTTAATCCGTAGCCGATCTTCAGCTTACGTGCGGTCTCGTCAACCTTGTTTTTCCAAAACGCGCCGTCACCACATACCTGCCCGATCCCCACGACGTTTGGCGAAAAAAGCACCTCGCAAAAACCTTTATCAGGTCGGAAGAACAAGGCGCATGTATTGTCACGCTCAAACGGATCCCAAGGATTTTTCTTGTTGTAGATGTCAATCCATTCCACTAACGTTTTGCTTGCCGATATTTTTTCTGGATCCATACATTACCACTTCTTTTTGCGCCTGCTATAACTATCCAATCCATTGTCGTATAAGTAAGCATCCCTGTCGTGGAACGCGCGGGCATAATTCGTGGCGGCGTCGGGGCTATTAAACACCCCTAAGATATGTCCGGTACGTTTCGCCTGTTCGATTGCCTCAGTATCAGACAGAATTCTACTTCCGTCTTCTGCCGTTGTCGGGATTAGGTATTCATATCCGTCCTCTCCGCCTACACTTATAGACCGGACTGTACTATACGAGCCGTCAGAATTTTGTACAGGAATCCGTGATCCAGGCAATATATTGCCGTGACGAACAAGCCCAATAGCAGGAAGCTCTCCCACTTGCGCGGCACGCTCCGCCTCATCAGGGTACATTTCTCTCCATGCCAAATGGTCAGCAACATTGTCACCTATGTACCTATTTCCTTCATACCATTGAGGATTATCTCGCTTTGCCTTAGAAAATGCCCGCTCTTTTTCAAGTTCATCCCACGAACGACCGTACATACTGTTATAGTCCGCTTCTGCCTGTGCTAGTGCAGCAATGCGTTCAGGTGTTAGATGTGTACCGAAGATTTGAGAAAATAAGCCTTGCGGATTTTCCTGCGATTCCTTTTTCGTGTTGGCAATTGAAGAATTTACAATTCCAAAGATTCCCATGTAATCACCGCCTTATAGGTCTGCCACTTCCACCATGACATGCTTAGGAATAAAAGGCGCGTGCCCGGATAGTGCCACCTGCATGTATGGTGTCGTGTGGTTGCATCTGACTTTGCGCCGTCTGTTGGTTGGCATAGTCAAATGAATGTTGTCTACGTCTACTTTTACATCGCCCGCATGGTCAGATGCACCGTCCGTATCAATGGAACGAACGATAATCTTGTTTGTGCCTACGGTATCCTTTAGCTGGATAGCAAAGTCAATCGCCGTCCCGCTGTCGTCTGACAGAGTATCGTCCAGCTTGTACAGCGCATTCCCCGACGCGATAACCACCTTGTCCAGCGTCTCCGTGATGGAGGTAATCGGGATAGGGAATGTCATTGTCGTGGCCGCGCCCAATGCGTAGTTATACGCGACAAGGTGCCGTGCATCCTCTGTAGGGCGGATAATCAGGAGCTTATGCCGCCGCAAGTTGAATAGTTGCGGGTCGAACTGCGACTGTACAACAAGCTGGCTGAACTTCTGCCCGATATCGCCCGTGGCAATGTTGCCATAATCCATGGTCGTGGACAGCGTACGCAAGCCCACGCGCGACATAAATACGGCGTCGTTGCCAATGGGCACGGCCGCCTGCCGTCCTGTTGGGTCGGTCTCCGTTGCCACACGGTACACCGCCCATGAGGCCGGGTCAGCATCGCCGGTGAGCTGGTAGATCATCCCGTTGTTCTTGATGATCATGAGATCGGTTGCGAGAGGAACGACGGCGATGATATCGCCGCTGTCCCCATAGCCAATATCAATCCACTGCCCTGTTGATGCATCGTTGTCGTCCGTGTCCCAGCTCTCGCCGTCACCGACTGCCGAATATGTAATGCGGTCGCTGCCCGTCATGCACACGCATAGGCGGGCGAGGCGCTGGAATACGAGATCACAGACAGGCGCATCCAGCACCGTGTATGTCGCCGCATTCGCCGGATCATAATACTGGAGCTTCTCCCCGCTTGCAATCCATATCCGGTTTTGGAACTTGACGCAGGACGGCTTCTTCTTGCCTGTCAGCGTCCCCACATTGATAGCCATCCCGCCCAATTTGTCCACGCGGTAGATATTGCCCGCATCGTCGAACACAAGGTAGGTGTTGCTGTCGATATCATAGAACGTGGCTACGATGTCACTGCCTACCGTCGTGAGTGGCTTAGACAGGCCACCACGCGGGACTAGCGAGCGTTGATTGGCAAAGAAATAGAAGTTCTGACACACCTGCATTTCGTTCGGTGCAATAAGATCACCGGGAGAAGATATGTTAATCCCGCCCGAAAAATCGTTGAAGGATACCACGCCCGCCTGATGCTTTGCGGTTCTTCGCATATCGTCACCCTCTTATACTGGTACCTTGCCCGCAACGACGTTGAGCACCGCCGACGATCCAGCCGCCCGTGCATAGATAGCCGTTGCCGCAAACGGGAACGGCACGCCACCATGAAGCATAAAGCCCGTATCCGGCTTCGCTCCCGCATCCGTGACAATCTCCACCGTACAATCCGGCCATGCATAAAGCACACCGCTCGTCTCCGTGAGTTTGATAAAATCTCGACTTAGCTTGTACTGCATGATGCTTTGCCTCCTAATTATCGTATTCTATTAATGGCTATCTGTCCACTACTTGGAAGCAGATTACCTGTATAATCTCGTGGCGTAACTGCTTCATCATAATATGTTTTTGGGACAATGATATTGTGCATCCCACCGCCGCCATTAATATTGAATTGAAGTGGAGTGGATAGACCACCGTTCTCATGGAACAGATATAGCTGACCTACTGAAGCAGAAACTACGGCCGAACAAGTTGCCACTTCGCTTTTCCCCTGCCTATCTGATGCGCTACGATAAAAACGGATGACATCTAATTTGGCACTGATGGTACCATATTCTGAATGGTTTTTTTCTACTATTGAGCGATGATACAACCATTCACCCATAGAGCAGATGGTAGATACTTCTGATTCGAACTCGACTCTCTCTCCTTCGTACAGCATTATGTCCATATACCCCTTATAAACGTAAGGGGCAAGGTCTTCCAATTCAAATGTTATTCTGTAAGTACCATCAACAGGAGCTTCCCAGTGAAATTTGTCTAGAAACGCCGCTTGTGCATAAAATCCATCGTTCGGGATGTAATATGAAAGGCACCAATCGGACGTATGGTGATCGATTTCGTTCACATAATCAGAATTGTGATGTGGAAGATATATGATGAATGACGGGTAATATGCATATACCAGTTTGTCATTCATATAGATTTTTTTGACAAGCTCGTCATTGTAAAATACCCGGTGCGGTTCCACACCGTTAAATGTCAATTGCATAGCCAGCCTCCTTACGTACAAGTAGTAAGCTTAAGCGTAGCCGTGTTGGCGTCCCAGCTCGCTACTTTTACAATTCCACCGGCCTTACCTGTAACCTCATCCCATGACGGCCACCGTGTAACACTTGCTGGTTTCCCTGTAACCTCATCCCATGACGGCCACCGTGTTGCTGTTGCAGGCTTCCCTGTAATATTACCCCACGCGCGGATATCATCCCTATGCCAGCCATCGACGGTATCCGCATTACCCGCACTATTGGCATAGCTCGCATTGGTAATCGTGCCCTTGACAGTATGCGATACAAGTAGATTCGACCCATCGAATTTGATGGATGCATAGTTCTGGTCGTTGCTCTGCTGGAACAAGGCAACGCCTGTCGTGCCATTGGTAGACTTCAGGCACAGGCAGCCGCCGATATTGTGGTCGCCCATATAGATATCATCGCCCACCGCATACCATTTGTTATTGGCATAGTACGGTTCCAGCGTGCCAGGGCGTCCCTGCACGTTCGTCCACGATACGCTGCCCGCCGTGCCCGTGACATTGATGTTCCACGTGCCGCTAGCCCGCGCGCCCGTGGTCGATGGATATGATGCATCATGGTTATGCGCGGCAGGAGGATACGAAGACGGCTTGCCAATAACACCGTTCCATGCCACCTGTGAAGCGGTGACACTGTTGCCCGTGCACGCCTTGGCACTGTTCGCTACCGTGGCCGTCGCCGCCGTATCAGCGTTTACCGTCGTGAGCTTGATATTGATATCCGCCGATCCGTCGAACTTCGCCGATCCCGTGGCCTTGCCTGTTACGTTGATCGTGCGTGCCGTCGTGAGCTTGTTCGCCGTCTTCGCCGTACCGCCTGCATCGTCAGGTTCCCACTTCTTCGTATCCACATCAACAAGCGTAAATGTCCGCTTGAGGTCTGTACGGTAACATTTCATGCCCTCAACGAGATTCGCCGTAGGGAATGCTGTGCCGCTGTTATTGGAAATGGCCGTCTGGATATCATCGTTGATAATCGTACGCGAGGACTTCACGGAACTGTTGCCATGAATAACTTTGTAGTTCTGCATAGCTTACGCCTCACTATCTGCCTTAAAGCCAATGGCAGGTTTAGCACCGGCCTCGCTATTGCCAGCATCACCTGTACCGCCTGTCGTGATGCTGCCACCATTGATATTGTTCTTGATGGTGTACGTACCGTCTTCGTTCTCTGATACACTCAGCAACTCCGTGAGGTTCTTCCCATCGTAAAAGCCAATTCCCCTGCCCGTCATTACCATACGCGCATTAGAGGTGCTGTCGAAGCAGACGGATACCGTCTTGCCGGAACACAGCTCAACGTTCTTCATTGGTGAAGATGCAACTTCCACATCTGCCGTGCCGTTAAAGATAATGCCATTGATACGTGCGCCAGGAACAAGCTTTCTTGCGAACGGTGCAAAGAAATAAGCGTGCATCAGGTCGATGATGTACTTCATGTTGCTCAGCGTGATAACTTTCTCTGCCATATTTACCCCTCCATCAAAGTAATGTCAGATTTACGTTCGGCTTTAATACGTGCTGCGTCTCAGGTGTAAACTTCATGCGAAGTTCCCAGCTTTTAGCGTCATCCTTGATATACATGGTCGGTGTATACACGGTGATATCCTGATACATATCAGGCTTTTCATCATACGATTTAAGGCTGTATCCTATATTACTAATCTTCTTCCACTTATCAGCACTTTCCACCCCGCCGGGACACTGGTTGATGGTCTGCGCAAGGGCAAGCAGATAGGTATGGCGCAGCTCGACCAGCAAGGCACCATCAAGAAAGCCTTTTACGTCTGGGATATCTACAGGAATAGTTCTTGTTTTCGCACCAATCTCAACACCGTCTTTATTGGAATAAAGCGTATTGTTAGGACGTTGAATATCGCAATAAATATCAAGTGGTAGCGCAAGCGTATTTGTTGTTGGCATGCCATGCGTATTGACATACTCAATCAATGCGTTCTCTATACGTGCCTTTAGGAAAACGCCACAATCGTACTTAACATTGAAAACGACACACAAGATAGAACTCCCGTCCGTAACTTTGTAATTATCGGATGCAACATTATCCGTCTTAGATTCGTCCTGCGCCGAAGACGGTATACGCAAATTTTCCGCTATCGTAATGTTCGTGACGTTGGTATCAGAAAACACCCCATTGATAGTCGTCATATTGCTGTCATGCAGCGCCGCTCTGAGATCCATAGGCCATGGCCACGTAGATGGAAGCGACATGTCTCCTTCGAACATATGCTGGCAGCGCGTCACGCGTGACATGTCAATGGGGCAGACTTCCTTGAGGTTCGGGCAAAGTGAAAATGCGCCATGCCAATCCGTAACGTTTGGAGCCTTTAAGTTTGTTACGGATTCTAGCGAGGTACATCCCTGAAAAATATATGCAGCGGAAACCGCGTTGGAAATGTCAAGCCCATCTACTTTTTTCAATGCCTTGCATCCCTTAAACAGCTCGTCCACGCTTCGAAGCTGAGAAAAATCCATATCGGCAGGAATTTCCGTCATAGTCTTGTACGTATCAGGGAACAGGTCGCACATACGGTACGGCTTCGTTTGGATGATATTGCGTTCTGGAAAAATCTCCGTTTCGCGTTCAAGAAAAGTCTGACTGCTTGGATCATTTTTGAGGAACATGTCCCGCATTTGTTCCAACCCGCGACTGCCTAGATATTTAGCCATACCTCACACCTCCGTCATATAGTGCTCTATTGCCTTTGAGATACTGCCGTACATTTTAGTCAGATACCCGCCATACGGGATGTATGGCATAAGCTCCGTACCATTGGGGATCATGGCTAATATCTTGTCATCGTCCAGTAGTGCTTTCATGCCTTTAGTCCCGTAGTGATATTCCGAGACGGTTTCGTATGTAACGAAATCGGACATAAATCCCATAAACATACAGTCTGCATTGGTCTTCTCGTTTGCTTTTGCGTGTTCGTTGAACAAATCATGGTATTTGGCATACTGCGTCTTAAGCTCTGCAAGCTTGTTCTTCTTGATCTCGTCTATCGTATTGCCATAGATTTTCTTGAGAGACCTCACCCAGCCTTTAACGGCATCCTCCTGCCAATACTCAACAAAAGGAGCCTGATAGTTCGGATAGGTGTTATTAAAATATTCGGCAATGATTGATGTATTCGGTACATGCGCAGAATCCAAGATCGCATACTCACTGTGAACCTGATCCCCCATCATGGCCAGATCATGGAACCTCTTGATTGCCTTTGTCACGCTACGTTTGTCCGACCAAGTAAATTGTGCTTGCGTGTTATCAAACGTATCACTCTGTGTGTCTTCGTGCCATGTTGGCCCATCATGTTCGTCCACATCCGTAAGCACAAGGTTATCGATATCGTCCTTTGTGGCAAGTTGAAAGGATCCGCCGTCACCCGTCTTATAACAATGCGCCTTCAGGTAGGCCAAAAGCTTTGTAAGGCCGTAGTCGTCAGCAAGTTTCTCAGGCATACTTAGCCACCTCCACATAGAACCCATTCAGGACAACAGCGGTAGGAATGCCCAATGTCGTGATCTTTTTCGTCTTGTGTGATACTAGGTCAAGAAGCACGTGGATCTGCAAATTGTCCAGCCGTGCGATCTTCACGCCGCTGTCCTTGAACATCCCTTCAAGCATCGCCACATCCGATATGCTATAGCAATCAATCGGGCAATCCATGCGCTCAGGAAGTGCCGTACAGCCCTGAAACATATACCGCAAGTCTGTTGCACAATGCGTGAAGACCCATTGCACGTACATAAGCGCGGCACAGTCCTTGAAGCAGCTATTGTAATTCGTACCCAAGGAATGCCTGTCAGCAATATAAAACGCATCCGGCAGCTCCTTCATCGTCTTGTACGTGTCCGGGAATTTCGTTGACATATAGTTTGTGAAATCCTGCGTGCCGATATCAAACAGGTTGTCAAACGCGGCATTATCTTCCGGCTCTACGTCATCCGGCGTCATATAGCCAGCGGCCTTTGCCTTGCTGACAAACTCCTTTGCCATGTCAGCAGAAATGATTTTCTTGCTCATGCCAGCCCCTCCTTATGAGAACAAGGCATCTACTTCTGCATTCGTCATGAACGCATCTGCCGAAGAGGTGCTGACCGTCGATGCATTGACGGCATACAAGTTGCCAGCCGACAAGTCGCTTGCCGGTGAAGCCCCTGACGTATAATCTTTCAAGACAAGATACACATCCGTATCGTGGTAGACAAGGCTCCCCTTCTTGTACTCTTTGCCTGTTGCCCACTCGGAAACGCCCGCGCCGTCTTCTTCCCATTTGTTATTTGCCACATCCGTAAGCGTATAGGCTTTCTTCAGGTCGGTACGATAGCACCTCATGCCCACCACGAGGTTATCCGTAGGGAATGCCGTGCCACTGTTGTTCGATAGCAGCGTCTGCACATTATCGTTAATCGTCTGCCGCGAATCCCGCACGAGATCCGTATCCTTGATTTCCTTGTATTTCTGCATGTTCTCCCTCCTCAGTAGCCAACGGCCATCCACGAAATACGTCCCGTAGCAAGCGTGCTGTCCGCCTTGACAAGCTCCACGCCGAAATAGTAGCCGTCCTTATCCTTGTCAATGACCGTGATATTCGGCGTAACAGCACCGTCCTTCGTATTGCCAGCACGCAAGGATACCGTGATCTCAGGCTTCGTGTAGAAGTGCTTCGTCAGACGTATCGTTGTGGCCTTGGCCGTGTCTGTGATGGCACTTTCTCCGCGCTCTACCGTATCGTCGATGTCTACATGGATGACAGCATCGTAGATTGCCGGTTCCGCATTGAGAGAACCGGGAACTACCGTCAGCCTTACCAGTGCTTTCTGGTACTCGTACTCACCGACAAGATAGGGGATGAACGGCTCATAGCCTAATGGCCGATTGACAAGCGCTTCAAAGTCTTTCAGCGTCGTGGCCTCGTTCTTGATGCCTATATCGCTCAGTGCTCCACATAGAATCTTGGGGAACGCATCCCGTAAGTGTGCCGCTTCGGCTATGTTGTCGGTGTAATGATTTGCCAGCATGTCAGCCGCCTTGATCTGTTCTGCCGTCATGCGATGGAACGATGCACGATGTTCCTGCTTGTCAGCCAGCTTAACCGGATCCTTCGCCACATGCAGCAGATAGGCAGGCAACCGCTTATCTTTAATTCCAGCGCTTTCTTTGTACGTTGTGCTGAAATGGCCTCCGTACAAGCACACCGCTTGTACCTGTTCGGCGAGTTTTTGTGCCAGCTCCATAGTTCTTTTATCCGTAACGGATACCGGCTCGATAGCCGTATGTCCTGCCTGATTCCCGTGCCAGTCGTTCAGCGATACCGGTGATTCAGCAAACGGCTTGGTGATACGGTTGCGGAGAAAATCCACATCTGCCGCCATGCCAAAGCCCTTCCACGGTAAATCCGCCGCCATCCATGAAATAGTAGCACCGCCCCACGTAGCGAACCGGACAAAGAGAATTTTCTCCTGCACTGCCTGCGCGAGTTCCGTCTTCCTTGCCTCGCTTACAGATATTGTCGCCGCAAAGGTATGCATAGCACCGCTGGACTTCACCTCCCGGCATGAAACGGGCGCTTCCTTGGTTAGCTTCGTAATTCGGCTTGTCATGGTATCGGCAGGATACGAATAACCATATTTAGGCCATGTTGCATTCGCGTTTTTCCACGTTGATGGTGCATTCTTCCACGCATATGATCCAGTATGAATCGATACATCAATCTCTTCCGTCTCAACCTGCTGGAACGTCGTCTGCCCAAACTGGCTCCACGTCTTCCCTGCATTATTCCATGGGACAGATGCATTGCCCCATGTGTAATATGCACTTACATTGGCAACTGTCCCCATGGTCTCACCTCATCATGCCAGCGTAAACTGGAAGCTGGATTCGTACGTATCGTCCTTGCCTTTGTTGATGACAGCGAACACGACACGATCGAGGAACGTGCCGTTGCTCGCCGCGTTACAGATTCCCGCCTCCGTGATAGCGCCCGTAGCCTCGCCGGGGTTGAACTTCGTCGTAAAGGTAAATACCTTCGTGCCAGCCGTATGGGAGTATGTGGCCGCCTTGCGTGCCAGCTCTGCGGCAAGGCCTGTCTGGTTTGCAGCGGTTTCCGTCGTGCCAGTACCTACTGCCGTAAAGCCCATGCAATCCGGGCGTTTGGCCGCGTTGCCGATCGCATCCGCGATAAAGTCAAAGCCAACATCAAGAATCAGATTGTCCTTGCGTCGTACCTCCACGCTCCCATCCTTGTGCCGAAGAACGCCTGTAAAATGTCCCTTGAGTTTCATCTTTTCCATCGTTATCACCTCAAAATTTCGGATAGAAATACATATGCTTCATTTCGCCTAGCGGATCAGCCGCAACTGCCGCGTGCAAACACTTGTTGTACTGCATAGAGTACACGAACAAGTCCCGCCTGTGCTCGTCCTGGCTAATGGCAAAGGTAAACCAATCGCGCGTACGTATCGAGACGAATTCGTCCGTGCAGAGCGTGACGCCATCGCTGCACCGCAGATAGAAGCGCCTTGTATAGGCGTCATAGCCCAAGACCAGAGAACCGCCGCTATCATTCGTTATGGTAGCCAGCAGATTATCTGCCAGCTCCTCCTTTGCCGCAAGGATGAATGACAGGGAAAACACGGCCTGCATGTTGATGTTGTACGACAGGCGCGTAATGCCATTCAGCGTCAGCCCATCATGCCAGCGGCCAGCACTATATGCATTGGCCTTCTGTGCCTCGGCAGGTGCTACGCCGTTATCGCTCGTCAGCTTGTTATCCAGCTCGATAATATCGCTAAAGCCCTGTTCTACTCCGGTATAGCATGCGATCTCCTGCGTAACCGTCGTACCGCCCAGATCTCCGACCGTGCCGTTCCATATAGTGGCATTGGCCTCGTCGCTGTCCCACTCATAGGTCATGTCATCCCATACGCTGCCGTCGTATGTCTCGCCTATGATGTTGTAGTCGTACCAATTGCGTGCCCGGAACTTCTGCGGCAACTCCACCTTGACGGTATACTCGCCGCGCCACATATCGCGATCTACCTTGAGCTCACCGCCCTCTGCATCGTAGTACATGCCTACCTTGTTCCCGTTGTAGGCCACGGCCTGCTGGTCAAGTTCGATAATGACATTCTTATGCTGGTCAAGCGTATTCGCCAGTACGACATAGGCTGCATCCGCAGAGAAATTGTTATGCTCATCCACGGCCTTAATCAGCATATAGACCGTGCCAACATGCGGGTAGATGTACCTGTGCTTGTTGATTGCCGTCTCAAAAAGCGTCACGGCATTGTTCCAGTCCGGCGTTACGCCCGCCTTGACTACATACCGGACGTTATGAATCGGCAAAGCATCCCAGTAGAAATAGAGCTGTGATCCGTTGCGCTCCACCATGAAGCCCGTCACGTCCGGCAGCTCCACGTACAGCTCAGCCATCTCGCCATCGCCGAACTGGTCATAGTAGGCAACCTCCACCTTCTTGATCGGCGTGTCGTCGGTATACAAGTAGATATTATCCTGCACGGTTGCCTCCAGCCCGCCGTTGATATAGATCTTTGCGCCGAGACAGTCCAGAGGGATAGCCAGGAACGTGATAAGCGTGCCCTGCTGGTCTTTCGTCAATGCAAGATCTGTAGGTGCCGTAGGCCGTGCTTTCGTATAGGCAATATGAGCGGGCGTGCTGGAATCCCCGTTTTTATTGACGGCATACAGGTAAATGTTCCCTGTATATGACAAGGGCAGCTTGTTCGTCGTGTTCTCTATGCCACGGTAAAGCAATCCGGCGGGTGTGCCTATGTTCTTGTTGGATCGTACCTCGTAAAAGGCTAGATGCTCCACATCATAGACATCATCCCACCGTAGCACACCGCCCAGCCTGTCAAAGGACAGGTAAAAGTTCTTTGGCGTGGCTACCTTACCTTGTTCCGCCTTGGCTAGATCATCTGCAGAGAAACCATTGGCTATATTAACCTCCCGCGCCGTCTGGGCCAGGAACTGCCGCAAGAGCGTCATAAGATAGCGGCCATCACCCTTTACGACAGTAGGGAGGTCCGGTGGCTTCAGGATTTTGGCCTTATCGCCCTTATCATTCGCCATACCATCACCCGCCCATGCCTGCCGTGATCATTTGCCGCAATTCGTCATTCAGCGCTTTATCCTGCGTGATGTCGTACTCGTTCTGGTTGAGCGCGAACAGCACCGCCGTCCGAACCGTGAGGTCATTCAGCGGCTCATAGCGGAACGGCATTGGATCCGTGATGTCTGCAATCTGCGGCTTTGTGGCAAAATATCGGAAGTGCATATTGGCAGGTGCATCATCGAAGAACTGCACCACACTCCCGGTCACACGCATGGGATAGTTACCGCACGGTGCCGCACAATCGACTGGCACACTCTCATTGTCATGCAGTAGAATGTCCTTTGTCATCAGCGGAGATTTACCGGCGATCAGCATGTGGCTAAGCTCCTGCGTGGCCGTGTTGAGGAATCCCAGACATTCTTCCGTCGTGTACTCGTCGGAGATGTCATGCCCTGCCGCCTTGATACGGGCGACCGCATCGCTTACCTTCATATCCCATCACCTCACAGATAAAACGGCATCTTCTGCCGCACGCGCTTGTACCGACGCTTGGGGATCGCCTCATCCACGGCAAGGTTTACCGCCTGCGTCATGGCATCGGCGTCACCGTTGTTGAGTACCAGCCGCACCAACTTCACAATCGGCTCGAAGAAGATATCCGGCAGGTCAATGGTATCTTTCTCCACATCCATGACCGGCGAGACGGACATATAGTATGTCATGCGGAACGACTTGCACGGAACAAAAATCCTGCCGCCCGCCACATAGTACGTGCTTGGATTTACGTCGGACAGGTTCGGCGCTGGATGCATCGCGTATAAATCGTCCAGCCGCTGCACCGATATGAGCGAAACAAAGTCATCCGGCAGTTTTGCTCCTCGCTTTTGGTAATCCTCAAACCCTTGCGGCACATAGCCAACCATACCCATATGTGCCTCATTGATTGCCCGAATGGCATCATTTTCCTGATCTTCGTCATACTCACGGATATGGCGCAAGCATTCGGCCTGCTTGTTGGAAAGATCCACATTCAGATAGCGGAGCACCTCGTTGATCGCGCACAGGATATCATAGTCACTGTACTTAACCGCGTTATTGTCTCCCTCTTTCTGCCTCACCGCCCGCAAGACGGCCTGTGCCGCCATAGAAGCGCCCATTATGCACCACTCCAATACTTTGCACTATGCAACACCGCAAACTGCGGATGCGTGGAAAAGAACTTGCGCACGTACTTCTGATACTCGAACTTGTCACCCGCTGCCTGCGCCTTGCGCGCCTCCATCAGCCATGGGTCGAAGTTCCAGTATTCAGGTGGAATAAAGCCCAACGGTACGATATTCTTTCCGCGCCCGCCTGTCTCAGACACCTCTTTAGCCTTCGCGATGGCCTCTGAAACGTCAATGGTATTGCGAACCTTGATTTTACCGCCCTCACCCTCCACAAACTCTTGATGAGTAATCACATTGTCACCACCTTCTATCTGCAATAAAAAAGGACTCCCGCCAGGAAGTCCCGTAATGATGAATCAGGCAGGCAGGTTAATGATCGCGCCGCTTGCCTTCGGCTGCGTGCCCTTAACGCCAAGAGAAGCCTCCAGCACAAACTCCGTGTACGTACCTTTCTTGGCAAGGCCGGTGACCTCATGCGGACGCGTGAAGTACTTGAGTGCCCAGTAGTTCATGTCGAGGAAATCGATGCGCTCATTGCCGTACTGACGATGCACGCGGGCCGTGATGGTACCGAAATCCGAAATATACGTATCCGTGATGTTCGTGACCTCGCGTTCCTTCTGGCCGCGCTGCTTCGTAGCACCGCCCGTGATAACCTTGGTAAACAGGCGCTTATTCGCGGCCGACATAACAGCAATCGTCGGATCGCCGCCGCGCTTGTAGCACATCTCCATGACATCGTTGATATCATCCTCGGCGAACTTGGTTTTGTTCGCATCAACGATGTTGTTCTTGAGTGCGTAGAGCGTGCCCGTGCCGTTGTCTCCCAGCGCCACGACCTTCTCCTTGTCCTCATCTTTCGCCTCAGGGGAAGCCGCTGCGATGGCGTTGTCAAGGCTCGTATAGAGCTCGAACGTCGTCTCGGATTTCTTGTTGATGTAGTATTCGCGGTTTGCCGACAGGCCAGCGGGGAGTTTTGCGCCCTTCGCGGTGCTGAAGTATACGAAATCGCCCGTAGAGAGCCTGTGTGCCTCAGCAGTCGTGACAAGGTTCTTCGTGCTGTCGAACGTAACCTCAATCTTCTCTTCCTGCAGGAAGAACGGAATACCACCAGTCAGAGCAGGAAGGCCGCCGGATTCCAGACGGGAGACAGCACCCGTAGCAATCGCGAATTCCATGTCGCGCGCCATCTGCTTAAAAGCAATCTCTTTCTGACGCGGGAACTCGTCCTGCTGGTTGTACTGCTTAGCCGTCTTGCGCTGTGCATCGGAAACACGGCCCGTGGTCTGGAAGAACTGAACCGTATTCTTGCGGCGCTCCAGCGAACCAACCTTGTTAGAGGAGTAATCCTCCATCTCCAGGTGGGCGTTGCGCGCAGGCGGCTTCAGGTTCTCGGTAAGCCAGTTGAATTCGGTCTGCGTGGCGTCTGCCTCGGTTGGAAGCTCACTCAGGAACATGTTGTGATCCGGGTCGATGTTGGTGATAATCGAGGAGTAATCCTCTTTCTCACCCTCTGCCTCATACGTGACAGACTGCGAATCACTCGTGTTGACTACAGAAGTCTTGTAAGCCATTTTCTTTCACCTCGTAATTTGTAGTTATGAAACCTCTTATGTAAAACTTTGGCCAAAGTTATTACCTTAACGGAAATGCTCGCGGAAGAACCTGCTCCGGTCGAGCGGTGACATCTTGCGCATCTGCGACCAATCTGTCGCCTGTGCTGGTGCCGGTGCCGCCGTCTGGCCGGACTGCTCCACCTGGGGCGGGCGCGTACGTTGCGCAGGCTGCGGCGTCGTCCCTACGCCCGTCTTGCGCGCGTAGAACGCCTCCTTGGTCTTTTTGTAGTAGCTATCCAGTACATCCGCATCTTCCCGCGTAGGCGTCATATTCTGGAAGTGCTGAATAGCACGGACTACCTGCTGTGCATCCTGATAGGGCAGTGACTTATAGTACTCCCCCATCATCGTATCGATGGCCTTGAAATTCGGGTCCTTCCGATACTCGGCATACTTCGGGGCAATTGCCTGTAAAGCGGCCTGTCTCTCCTGTTGGACCATTGCCGCGCGCTGTGCCTGTGCCTGCCGGTTTGCCGCAATGGTATACTGCAAGGCTGCTACATTAGAGCGTACTGCCGTATCGAAGGCCGCCGCCTTGGCCTGCAGCTCCGGATCATCGCTGTACTGAGCATCGTCCAGCTGTTCTTTCGTGATGCCCAGGTCATGCGCTGCCTTCTCCTCAGCAATGCGTTTCATCTCCGCGTACGCCTTGGCATGCTCCTGTGCCTGCTGTGCCTTATTGGCCTCGGCCTGCTCAGGAGTCGGCGCTGGTGCCTGTGCCTGCTGTGCCGCCTGCATCTGTGCGAGACGAGCCTGCTGCTGTGCGTTGATCTGCTGCTGCTGGAATGCTGCAACATAGCCCTGCAGTTCAGCAGGGACGCGGGCAGGGTCAATCTCCTGCCCCATGGCTGCCGCCTTGACTAAATCATCCGCAGTATACGGTGCGGGGCCAGCTTCCTGTTGCGGTGCATCCTCGCTTTTCGGCGTCTCAATATCATCGCCAAATACGAGTGTGCGCTTGCCGGTTTCCTTGTCCAGCTTGATTGCCACATCGGGGCGCTTCGGCTCCTCCGTGGTCTCTGTTGCCGTGCTTGCCGCTTCCTGCGGTGCACTGGCCTCCTGTGTCGCCTCCTGCGGGGCAGGTGCTGCCGCCGCATTGGTGCTACCTTCATTTTCAGGCATTATCCGTTACCTCCTTATGCAGGCGCTCTGCCGCCCGCTTTCCTTCGTCAACTGCTTTGTGCATATCCTTATACAGCTGGTCTACGGCCCTGAGATAGGCCTGCAACTCTGTCAGTTCCTCGGCCGGTGCTGTGCGGATACCATTGAGCACGTTCTGCATCTCTTTCTCGTACCATGCGTGCCCAAACTTGGCCAGATACCCATCAACCGCCTGACCGCGCTCAACCGTATTCTTCAAGCGGATTTTGCGCGTTGCTGCATCTTCCATGCCTATCTACCTCCATACAGAGCACCGCCGCCACCGCTTGTAATATGCTCCACAAGGCGCTGTTGCGTGTCCAGCACGGCCTTATCGTGGAAGCTCTGTGGCGTGGTCGTGATACCGATCTGCTGCAAGGCCTGAATCTGTGCGTCAATCGGCAGTTCACTGAAGCGCGCCGTGAGTTTTGCCAGCGTCCGCGCCTTGGCTTCCTGCTCCTTGACCGACACTTCACGATCCTTGAGCTGCAACTGCGCCTGCTGCATCTGCTGCAGCTGCTGGTTCGCCTGTTCCTGCGCCTGTTGTGCCTGTGCCTGCTGCGCTTGGTACTCCTGCGACTCCGGGTCGACAAGGAATTTCGCCGTCGAGCGGATACCCATCCGCTCCAACAGCTCTTTCGTAACCTTGTACCAACTGGATGCATTTACGATACCTACCTGCTGCAACGTCGGATAAAGCTGCTGGATAAGAATCATGAGGTACTGTATTTCGGATTCCTTCGTGCCAGCGCCTTGCCCGACATTCACAATGAGATCATAGTCGATATTCAGTTGATCCCGCCGCAACACAATGTTCTGGTTGAGCAGTCGCACGATCTGCCCGTCATCCAAAAACTTCTGGCACAGCAGAATGAGGAACTTGACGATAGGCTTCCACGTCGTCTCTGCCAGCATACGCGCTATGAGCTTGATCTTCTTGTCCGCTGCGCCCATGATTGCACTGATGCCCGTGGCCGTCATGTTCAGGCTGTTACTGTCAAGGCCTTGGTTATAGCGCGTACTGCCCGATTGGCTCTCCAGCTCGTTCTGCGCGTACTGGATAAGCTGCATCGCGTTGGGATCCGTCGGGATATTCGGTGGAAACATGACTGCCGCACTCGGATCTCCTTCCGTGCTGACATACTCATCACCGTCCATCAGGGCATCCATGTCCACCTTTTCCATGTCGAGGAACTTCTGCCCTTGGCAATTCTTCGCCGTGCTTACGATGATCTGCCGTACCAGCGCCGTCTTGAGGTCTTGCAGCTGTTCCCACTCGTCAGCAAAGCCCTGCTCGTTGAAGATGGCATATGGCTCATACTCCGGTGAGAAGATGAAGAACGGCGGCATTTCGAACGTGTTCTTTTGAATCTTCAGCGGCGTGTCGCCCACGGCATGCACAATGACATGCTCCAGAATACCGTCGTTGTTGTAGTCTACCTTGAGATACGCCTCATATAGCTCATACTCACGGCTTGCCGTGTCACCATCGTTCAGCTGTGCATTGATATTTGACAGCTCATTATCGTGCTCCGTGTCCAGTACCGTCCACCGCGCGTTGGAACTGCTGGAGGCCAGTGCCTTGTCCACGTTCTTGTATACGCCGTCCTGCTCCTTGCGCTTGAGATAGTCACCTTTGACGATCTTGCGCTGTGCTACGAACTTGGCATCATGCAAGTCTCGCGTCTCATGCGTAAAACGTAGCTCCGACGGGGACATGTTTTCAAGAATCGGGGTGTTCGACTTGACGTTGATCTCATCGAAATTGACAACGAGCAGATCTCCAGCTTCATCGACCCGCTGCAAACCCGTGATCTTGATCTTGCCCGATTGGGACGCCATAGCCAGCTCCTGCAGCATGTTGTAGTCTGCCAGCACCTGCATGGGCTTGCGCTCTTCCTCGCGGTTCCAGTAAATCTTTGTACACCCGAAATTGGTAATGAGACCGTCCTTCGCCAGCGTGCTGATAAACGTAAAGAAGTTATTCTTCTTCGTCACAAAGTAATTGATGACCTCTTGTAGCAGCTTCGCGTTCTCATCGTCCTCCACGTTCTGCCCGATGATGTCCACGGGCGTCTCGTTCGCGCTGAAAACCTCAATCAAGCTTGGGAGAATCCAGTCAATCGTGGTCTTGATATCTTTCGATACCCAGTTGTTCAGCTCCGACAGTGCTGGGAACTTCTTCTTGTACAGCTCCCTGTCCGCATGATATAGCTTCGTGCGGCGGATAATCTTCGGCTCGACTTTGCTCTTGTAGTAGTTATCGGCCGCCTGCTTTCCCGCCTTATACGCCCGCATAATCTTGTCGGTCTCTTCCTGTGAGAGTGTATCAAGCGAGATATCATCGTCGCTATCGTCACCAGATACCATGTCATGCAGGCCGCTTTGATTACTGATTGTCATGCCAATACCCTGCGGAGCATTCTCCGCGCCCTGCTGCGCCGCATCAAACGCGCTGGGGTCGTTCTGATTCGCCATTGTCTCACCTCCTTAAAGTGTTCCCACCTTGTGTATCTTACCAGCGCGCCGAGCCCGCCGGTACTTTGCATTGTGGTTGCCATCGATATGCACCGGGAAAGCAAATGTCAGAGCAAGCGCGTCCGCCATGTTCGGCGACGGCAGACCACGCTTCTTCATATCGTCTTTCGCCTCCAGCTGCAACTTGCCGCGGCGATTGATGAACGCTTCCGGCATGACAAGCTCATTCGCCAGCCCGTCATTGTCGATTGCGCCGCCGTCTTGAAGCCACTTACGCATTTCATCCCACATTTCAGCCCGCTTGTTCGCGTACTCTGCACTGTCTGACTGCTCCGCGAACGACACCAGCCGCCAGTTACCGCGCCCCATATCCTTGCCTACGGAGTAGATACCCGTGCCATAGCCCATATCGATGAACACCGCCGCCGCGCTGTAATCGTCCTGATACCGCGCTATCTTGCGCCCCACGGCCAAATCATTGTCATTCTTCGGCATGGTTTCCAGCACTTTGCTGTAAAGTCCCTGCCGCAAGACGATTGCTAGCATATCGCCGCCCGTCCATGCTGGGTCCACACCGATAATCGCGGGGGCAAACTTGTACTGCGCTTTGTCGAGCTTGCGTCGCTGTGCTGCATCAACGAGCGCCCTGCTGATCAACTGATTATCCGACGCCGAAGGGAACAGCCCGCGCACATGCACCTTGAACCAGTCGCTGTCTTCGCCGTAACTCTCCGCCCATTGGGCAAGCTGCGCTTTGTTCGTGATGCGTACATTACGCGAATCTACTTGCTGAGTATGCCAGTGGCTTCTATCCGCATTGAAACAGTCGAAGAATTTGCCATCCGTACGTGTTGGGTTGCCAAACGCGCACCAAATACTCTCTGTGCTATCGTCCGTGATAGCGCCCTCCGTGACGCGCCATATCTCATCATAGATGGCGGAAGCCTCATCGAAAATGATAAGAATGCGTGATCCTTGGTTATGCAAGCCAGCGAAGGCCTCGGGGTTATCCTTGCTCCACGGTACTGCATCAATACGCCACGTCTTGTCATGCCCTTTCTGTGCTGAGAACAGGCTAGTTGCCGTCAGGTGGAACAAATCCCGCCCGATAAACATGCGATACCATTTCGCCAACTCTGGCCACGTCTTTGTACGTAGCTGTGTATCCGTGTTGGCCGTCACCACGCCGCGCGTATCGGCACACGTGCTAATAGCCCAAAGGATAAGCCACGCAACAACACAAGATTTCCCGACTCCGTTACCGCTAGCCACGGCCTCTTTGACCGCCACGTGATAATCCTTTATGCCAGCGCCTATGTCCTTGAGTAGCTTAGTCTGCCATTCGTCCGGACCATTAAGGCCTTTCAGCTCACCTTCGCCCCACGGGAAAGCACCGATCACGAATTTATACGGCTCATATGCCAGGTCACCGAGGAACTCCGCAATCTGTATCACGTCATTCTTGCTTAGCACTGTCTATCCGCCCCTTTCGCTTGACCAGTACGGCGGCTACGTCAATATCGCCTGTGACCTCCACCTTTTCAGCGGCATACGAGCCGTTAATGCGCAGAATCATATCAGCCGCCTTAAGGCGCACACTCTCATGCGGCGTTTTCCCTTCTGCGTTGGCTTCGCCCCGTGCTATGCGTGAGACAATCTCCATTGCTTCTTTCTCGCCGCAAATCTTCGAGCTATTGATTTTCTGCATTTCAGCATCAATAAACGCCTTAATCGCAGGTTTTCGCAAGTTCTCCGTAGCTATTGACTGATATGTGTTCGCGTCTTTGGCCTTGTAGCCTGCGTCTTTAGCCGCTTTGCCGCCATTCCCGCCGTTGCGTATATACTCACGCGCAAACGCTTCCTGCTTCACGCTAAGGCCTCTGTTCAGCCGTGGCATTGTCTCACCTCCTTACTGTCAGTCATGTTTGCACATACCAAAAAGGCGCTACCTCATTTGAGATAGTGCCTTTTTGGGGATGCTTGAAGTCTATCTGTATGTTTCCCACACGTTTACTCTATTATTATAGCACCTTTCACAGCGGATTTTTTCTAAGAATTTTCGACAATTTTTTGGGCTCTCTGCAAGTCGGTCCTCGCTATCGCTATAAACTCCTTGTATAGCAGTACTAGACCACATTATTATCGGCGGTGACAGCTTCATATCACTCAAGGAGCGAGGCATGCTACGCTAATTAACGACGAAAGAGGACAAGCCGAAACGGCAAGTCCTCTTTTTTTGTGCGACTATTCACACTTACGCGCGGCGCTTTTGCAGGTCGATCACGTACACCAACCCTGCCTGGCACGCCGCTGCCACAGCGAACGACAGGAATTCATTTCGGTTATAGTACACCATCTTGTCGCTCAAATAGTACATTTCGCCAGTCTCTTCCGCTCCATGCCCATCAAAGTACGTCTGCATGACGTCCCTCTCAAAGGCTGGACAGTCGTTATACACTTTTTTGATTACCCGAATCCACGTCTCCGGCCGGTACACGACAAAGCCATCACTAAGCCGCACCGCATGCAGCTCGTCCGCTGCACGTATAGCCGCATTAGCCGTCGGGTCGGATACAAACGCATGGCCGGAGCTCCCGCCCGTATGGCCTCCGTGTGTGTCCTCCCGCGCCTCATCCACAAGACGCTCGATCTCTTTGATGTTATACAGTACGCGCTTCACCAGCGCGTACGCCTTTTTTCTCGTGTCAGTTTTCTGCATTGATGCTTAAATCCTCTGTCAGTCTCTTCTTGAACTCCTCGCGGCTCATCACATGACAGCCGTGCTTGCGCTGCTGCTCATGCTTGTACTGCGCCACTTCAATTTCGCTAGCCAGCGCGTCCAGCTTGTACCTGCGCTGCCTGTATTCTCTCGGCCTATACACCCATCAGCCCTCTTTTCTCCTCTCCTGCAACTCCAGCAATGCCGCGCATACGAAAACCATCATGGTGGCATCATCGTCTTCGAAGCATTGCTTATTTGTCATACTCCATCGCCGCCTTCTTCCAGTACTCCACCAGAGCAGACGTGCACCTTTTCCCGTTGCCGCACGATACGCCGACGATATCAGGGAATAGTCCCCCCATCGGGCATGTCCCGCAGTTTGCTGCCGACTTGCCGTACATATCGGCTGCCAGGCGCAAAGCCTTTTCGTAGCGACGGATTGTTTCGTTCTTCTGCCGGATGACATCCAGCTCATGCGTTGATTCAATCATAGCCGTCCCTCCTAGTGTGCGAACCGCTTCCCGCCGTTGCGCCTCGCGTTTCTCTCGTTGACCTTGCGAATGTAGTTCTGTCGCATAACCTCGTTGACGCCCATCTTGTTGAGCATGCTCGTAGTGACCACAATGAGGCCTGTCAGCTCGCACGCCGCATGTTCGAACGCCTCCGGCGTGTCCTCGTCGCGCCACTCTGCCAATGCCTCCATGGCCTCGCCGCACTTTAGCGCGTACTGCGATACATCCCAATGCTCGTAGAGCGGGCCGTTGCACGGGTGTGGTGCTGCGAATCGCAGGCCCTCGCGAAAACCTGCGTCGCGCGCTTTCTCTGCCGCGTCGTGACTGCAGCTCTGTGCACCCGTTGCGTATCCCCGCAGGTAGGCCTGCCTCTTCTCCATTTCGTACTGCTGCTTCAGCTTCTCCATGCGCTCGTCAAAATGCTTGCTCAATCTCTTCAACCTCCACGATGATCTTCGGCTCCTCGCCATAGTATTTGCTCACTTCGCCGTATTCGACAATCTGCGAATCATCCTTGTACCAGACACCTTTGAGCGCATCCTCTACGCCTTTCAGCACATTGCTGATGTCTGGCTTTGTCGTCGGCCTTATCCTTCCTTCCAGCATGCGCCCTGCTTTGCGTTTAGAGGCGCTTTTCGGTACGGCACGATAGATTACTAGCGTCAGCCTTACGGCGCCCTCCAGCGGCCTCTCAGGTGCCCTAGAACGGGCTACCAGTTGCACGGTCCTCTTATACTCCCTGCTCTTCGCCGGGTCATAGGCTATCACGTGGTCTCCGGCACGCCGAAACCGTGGCCTCCCCTGCGGCACCGGCTCGCCGGGAACAACAGCTCTAAGCTTCATGGCTCCGCCTCCCCGATCTTGATCCCGCTCTTCTTCGCCTCGCGCTTCAGCTGCTGGATCAGTGCGTTGATCCGCTTGATCTTCGCAATGGTCTCCGTGCTCCTCGCCTTCTGATCGGCAAACGCACGCAAGGCATCGTGTCTCTCTGCCAGCAGTTCTTTCAACCGCTCCTGATAATGGTCTTTCATGTCGTCGCTATCTCCCATTTGTCCGCCGGATACTCCCAGCCTATCGCCTTGAGGTCCTGCTCGATATTGCTCATTTTCTCCGCGCCAGCATTCAGCCGGTTCGCCATTTCGGTGCACGCATGGTACGTGCGAAAAATCCGCTTCTTGCCCCAGCCGAACGTATCATGCAGTACCCACATGTAGAGCGTACTCAGATAGTTCTGTGTGGCGTATGTGATCTTGTCGTGATGCCCCTTCACCTTTAGACGCTCCATTGCCGTCTCGCGGTCAAGAGTCATGCCTGTTTCGAGTTTCAGCGTTTCCTCCAGCTGCCGGATATTGCCATACCCTGCGGCTATATCGCTGTCCAGCTCCTTCATCTTGGCATATAAGCGCTTCAGTCTCACGATGCCAAAGGGGCTCTCCTTCTTTGGCAGGTGATGCAGTGTGGCAAGGAATATGCTCATCACATCCGTGATCGCCCATTCCTTGAACTGCGCATCCACCATATTGGCCACCTGGAATCTGCGTGTGACCTCGGCCTTTGTCATGGGGTGCCGCTTGCTATGTGTGATCTTCCTCTTCTTCGGCCTCCCCATCGTCATCCCTCCTCCTTGTGCTCTACACGGTACCGGATACTATCAAATAGCTCCATGAAGTCCTGCGCCGCTTCGCGCGCAGTACTGAATTCTTCCTGCGTTTGGTATGGGTGGCTTCCCCGCCCATGCACTTTAGCCGCTGTCCTTGCCAGTCCGCGAATATGAAGCATCAAGGCGTATTCAGAGCTCTCTCCAGCTCGTTTCTCTGCCCAATCGTATATCTCATCGGTCAAATTGTTGGCTTCATTTTGACTTTCCTTCGGTGTCAGATTATGCTCCATGTTGCACCTCCATCAAAAGGGTATCTCTTCATCTTCCGGGTAGTTGCTGCCAATCTCTTTGTACTCCGAGCGTTTGAGGACGGTCGCTTTCGTCATCTGCATGTTGAACTTCAGCGAGACGTCGCATCCAGCCGCCCGAAACGCTTCGACGATGAAATGAACGGTCTGCTGTTTCTGTCTGAGCACACTCACTTTGCATCACCTCCGATGCCCATGGCCCGAAACATCTCCTCGAAAATCGGAACGGGGATGCTGTTTCCCGCTTGCCGGTACAGCGTCCGTCTCGTGTTGACCTTCGCGGCCTGCTCGAAATCCATATCGGAATAGCCTTGCAGCCGCCAGCACTCGCGCTCCGTGAGATACCTGTATTTCCCATCGCCGATGGGGAGAACACCGCTGTTCGGCGCTCTATCCTGCCGCTCCGTGATGGTGTAGACGTAATCGCGGGCGATAGGCACACGGCGAATCACGCCTTTCTTCCCGATGCAGCGTAGCATGGACGGCGCGGTCACGGTGTACTCGTCGCCAGCGTCCTTTTCGAGGAACGAGCGGAGCGGAATGAGCGGGCGGCGACGCATCTTGTCGAAGTCGAATGGATCTCCGCCCAGTTTCGAGACTGTGAAAACGCGCTCGCGTTTCTGCGGCAGCCCGAAGTCCATCGCGCTCAGCACGTCGAACGAGCTGACGTAGCCCATCGCGCCCATCTCCTGCAAGTAGCGGTTGTAGTTGTGTACCATGTGGCGTGAGAGCACGTTCTTCACGTTCTCCCAGATGACGATGCGCGGTTTCCAGACGCCCATGCTGCGGATAATGTTGACCGTCTCCCACATGAGCGAGCTGCGCGTCCCGCTTCCCTCGTCAGCTCCGCGCCCGTGGTTCACGCGCTCGCGGCCTTTCGCCTTTCCTTGGTGTCCGGCTATGCTGAAGTCTTGGCACGGCGAGCCGTGGATGAGGATGTCCGGCTTCAGATTCCAGCCGCGAACGTCCTGCGCCTTGTACGCCAGCTCGCTCTCGAACATGGCGTTGTAGCTGCGCACGGCCTTTTCATCGATCTCGACATAGTCAATGGCCTTGACCGGCACGCCGAGGTTGCGCAAAGCACAACGTGGCGAGCCGATGCCTCCGAACAGCTCTAGGATTTGCAGCATCTCATTCGCTCCATTGCTTGATTGTTCAATAGGTTTCATGCTTCCCCTCCGTGTGCCATTCTCAAAGCTTTCTGCCGTTGCCGCTCCCGCGGGCCGTGCTGCTTGTAAAGGCCCAGCCGCTTCCACGTGAGAACAATCTCCTCGTACATGTCGCTCATAAGCCACTCCGCACGCTTGCGTGTCTCGCGTCTCAGCCTCGCCCGCTCGCGATACCACCTAAGCATGGGACCGACCTCCTGTCTTGACCTCGCCGCGCTTTATCCTGCATATCTTCATTGTGCCCTCCCATCAAAAGGGAATAGAGTCATCCTCGGGATAGTTGCCGCCATTCTGCGCCGGTGCCTGCCCGCTCTGTTTCTTGCCGCCACCGCAGAACTCAATATTGCTTGCGATAATCTCCGTAGCGATGCGGTTGCTGCCGTCCTTGGCCTGATACTTGCGCGTCTGGATGCGGCCTTCAACGAGGATAGGGTCGCCCTTGCCCAGGTACTTCTGGGTAACCTCTGCCGTCTTCTCCCA